CAAAGAGACGCCGATTGACAAGGTCATCGGCTGGATCGATCCTATCCGCGCGGTTCAACGCCGCCACGCCCGGACTGTGCTCGCCATGACCGGCGGATATGAAGGGGCGCGCAAGGATCGCCGGGGACTCAAGGAATACAACCCCCAGGGCGGCTCGGCGGACTCGGATATCAACATGGACCTCTCGACCCTGCGGAACCGGTCGCGTGATCTTGCCCGGAACAATCCTATCGGCGGCGGCGCCATACACACAGCGGTGAACAATGTGGTGGGAACCGGGCTTTCCCTCAATGCGCGGGTCGACCGGACCGTGCTTGGCATGGGCGAGGAAGAGACTAAGGCCTTCGAGCAGGCGGCGGAGCGCGGTTTCCGGCTCTGGGCAGAGGAATGCGACCTCGAGCGGGGGGTCACTTTCTCCGATCTGCAGGAATTGGCGTTCAGGTCCACACTCGAGAGCGGCGATGTGCTCGTGCTCATGCCCTATCTCCAGCGGGCTGGCGATGCGTTCGGCCTCAAATTACAGGTCGTCGAGGGGGACCGTCTGTCGAATCCGAATTACATGTGTGACTCGGTGACACTCTCCGGCGGAGTCGAACTCGATGAGTTCGGCGCGCCGATCCGCTACCATGTTATGCATGCGCATCCGGGCGATATAAAGACCGGGTTAATTCGTAAATGGGACGCCTATGCCGCATTCACCGATGACGGCCGCCGCAGAGTGCTCCACCTCTACCGCAAACTCCGCCCCGGACAACACCGGGGGGTGCCGTATCTCGCGCCGGTTATCGAGGTGCTCAAGCAACTTGGGCGGTACACGGACGCAGAAGTGATGGCCGCGGTAGTCTCCGGGATGTTCACGGTATTCATCAAAACCGAACCGGGCACGGGGCTCAATGTGACTGACTTGCTGGCCGCCGACGGTAAAACCGCATCGAGCGACGGGGATATCGGGCTCGGTTATGGAGCGATGGTGGACTTGAAGCCAGGTGAATCAGTCGAGGATGCCAACCCAGGGAGGCCGAATCAGGCATTCGATCCGTTTGTCATGGCGCTTTGCCGGCAGGTCGGGATGGCGCTCGAACTCCCGTATGAGGTGCTCGTCAAGCATTTCACAGCATCCTATTCGGCGGCGCGGGCTGCGCTCCTCGAGGCGTGGGGATTCTACCGAGCACGGCGGGCATGGCTCGTCCGTCAGCTTTGCCGCCCGGTGTACGAGGCGTGGATGTGGGAAGCGGTCGCCCGCGGCTACTTGTATGCGCCGGGTTTTACGAGCGACCCGCAAATCCGCCAGGCATATTTGCAGGCGGAATGGATCGGGCCGACTCAGGGTCAGATCGACCCGGTGAAGGAAGTCCAGGCCGCACGTGAACGGCTCGCTCTAAAGCTCACGACCCGGAGTCAGGAGTGCATAACGCTCATCGGGGACGACTGGGAGACGAAGGTGCCGCAGATACGACGCGAGGAAGAGCTCGTCGGCGCGGTGCAGGCGAAAGGCTCGGCGGCTCAACCGGCTGACGCACCGCCGGATGCGCCTGACAACGGAGACCAGGAGAAGGAATAACTGAAAAAGACAGACCGGGCGGCTTTTGGGGAAGCTGCTCGTTCAGGAAAGGCGGCTGGTAGGAGCCTACTCTCTTACTATGCCGCCTTTCTCTTTTGCCCAAAACGGAGGATTTACGATGAATGTACTTGATGTGCTGGCGTCCCCCTGGGCGATTCTGCCGGAAGTATACCGCGAGATGCTCGGCATCTACGAGGGCTGGCTCCGTGGTGAGCATGTCGATATCGCGGCGGTGGAGAAGCAGATCGGGCGGCCGCTGAAAAACGAACAGAAGCGGTATGAGGTGGTCGACGGGGTCGCGGTGATCCCGGTCGAGGGAGTGATCGCCCGGAAGATGAACCTCATGACCGACATCTCCGGCGGCGCATCGATCCAGATCATCACTGAGGATTTCCGCGCGGCGCTCGGCCGATCCGATGTGAAGGCTGTGCTTCTCGCCATTGATTCCCCGGGCGGGACTGTTGATGGCACGATGGAGCTTGCGGCGGAAGTCTTTGCAGCGCGAGGGGTCAAGCCGGTCGCGGCGCTCGGAGACGGCCTCATGGCGTCGGCTGCATACTGGATCGGCGCGGCGGCTGAAGAGGTCTGGCTCGGCACTGGAACATCACAGGCAGGCTCGATCGGGGTGATCACGCTCCACCGCGATGTATCGAAGGCGGAGGAGCGGATCGGTGTGAAGACCACGGTGCTCACCGCGGGAAAGTATAAGGGGATCGCCAACCAGTACGAGCCGCTCAGCCAGGAGGGGCGCGATGTCATCCAGGAGCACCTCGATTATATCTACACCCTTTTTGTCAACGATGTCGCGAAGATGCGCGGCGTAGATGCGGAGAAGGCGCAATCACAGATGGCTGATGGCCGGGTGTTCATTGGCCGCCAGGCGGTCGAGGCCGGACTCGCCGATGGTATCATGACAAAGGAAATGCTCATCACCCGCCTTGTCGGATCTACCGGCCGGGCGAATGCTTCGAACCCGGGCGGCAAAGCCCGAATACAAGGAGGTCGCGGTATGGAAGGCAAAGAGAATGCTTCCGGCGCGCCCCTGACGGTGGAAACCGTGCGGGCGCAGCATCCGGAGATTGTGACAGCGCTCATCGAGGAGGGTCGGACAGCCGGTACCGAAGTTGGACGGCTTGCCGGTATCGAAGAGGGGCGCAGGCTCGGAGCGGAGGCGGAGCGCAGCCGCATCCAGGCGGTCGAAGCCCAGAGCATGAAGGGCCACGAGACGCTCATCGCGTCGCTAAAGTTCGACGGCATGACCACCGGACCCGAGGCGGCGGTGCAGGTGATCTCCGCGGAGAAGGCCAACAAAGCGAGGCTCCTCAATGACCTCGAGACGAAGGCTCCTCTCCCGGTAAAGGCGAGCATCACCGATATCATCGGCGGCGATGCACTGACCCCGGAGGAGAAGTGGGAGGCCGAGTGGAAAGACAGCGAGGCCATCCGCAAGGAATTCGGAAATGACAAGGGCGCGTACCTGGCGCAAATGAAATTTGAGGCCGCGAAGAAGTAGCCGGTAAGCAGGCCTCGATGTTGTCGCTCACAGAAAAATCAAACAAAAAAAGGAGATCGGAATATGAAGCGGTTGAGCGTTTTCCTCATGGTGATCCTGGCGCTTGTTCTCTTCGCTGGGATCGCACAGGCGGCAATCATGGAAGGGATGGATCCGATGAGCCAGACCCTTTTTCTCGGTTCGGGTATCATCGGCTCACTATTTTTGCTCGGGGCAATCGGCATGGCGATTTCGGCCAATACGCCGCGAGCCTTCGAGATCGGAGAATTCAACGAGTTCCCGGTTTATGCGGATACGAATATTTATGAGGGCGCGGCGGTGGGCGATCCCGGGACCGGATACCTGCGTGGGCTTGTGGCCGGTGATCTCTTTCGAGGATTCGCCGAAAAACAGGCTGATAATACTGACAAGCATGACGGGATAAGCGATGGAAGCGCAGGTGATAAAAAGGTACTCGTCAGATACCGCGGCCGCATTAAACTGGCCGTCAGCGGACTCGCGGTGACCGATGTCGGGAAGGATGTGTTCGCCTCGGCTGACGGGACCTTCACCTTCACGGCCGAACTGAACACATGGATCGGCAAGGTCCACCGGTACGTTTCCAGCGGAGTCGGCATAGTGGAATTTGATGCGACCCCGGTGAGGGCTGGTGTGACCGAATTCTCGCGATCCCTCCTGACCGGTGTGGCTCCTCTGGGCATCAATTCAGCGAGCACCACGCAGCGGTATCCGCTTGGAACGATCATGCGGAAACCGGACGGCAGGGAATTCGTGTACGCCAAAGCCGGGGCAACGCTCAATACCGATATGGGCGCGAAATCGTATAACACCCAGCATATCGCGTTCACGACCATCGCCGCCGATGCGGTCATCGGGGCTACCTCCATCCTGTTGGATGTCCAGGCGACCGACGGTGTTTTGCAGAACGGAGCGATCGCGCTCAATGAACTCGCCGGTGGTTATGTGGTCGTCTTCCCGCACAGCTCGAATACCTTCGTCCGTGGGATACTCGGCAATACCGCGGTGACCGCGGGCGCGCATGAAATCACCCTGACACTGGACGATCCCATTCCTGTCGCTCTGGTGGCGGATACTTCCAGCGCCGAAGCGATGGCCTCCCCCTACCTGGATGTCCGGAATGGCACGGGGGCTACATCTTCAATCGTCGGTATTGCGACCGTTCCTGCGACAGTCGGCCAGTATTTCTGGCTCCAGACGAAGGGTATCAACTGGCTCGCTCCGCAGACATCGGTCAGCGTCGGCAACAACCATCGCGAGGTGGTCTTCCGGCACGACGGTTCTATCGACGATCACGACTATAACGACGCCAACGTAAGCCAGGGCCAGCACGCCGGGTATGTGGTACAGAATGCCCGGGATGCGAGCCAGGGCGCGCCGTTCGTCATGTTCGATATTTAGAATCCCCCAATAGGGGGTTGGTGAAATAGACAATCAAACAGGAGGAAAGATAAATGGGAGCCGAGGTGTTGAGCTCAAGAGCCGTGCAGGGGAAGTTTTACGAGACCCTTGCCGTAAATGAGGGGCGGAGCTGGGTCGAGCCCGTCTCGATGTACATTCCGAGCGACCAGGAATCCGAGACCTATAAATGGCTCGGCATGTCTCCGGCGATGCGTGAGTGGATTGCCGGCAGGAATCCGAAGGGACTCCGGAACAATGGCATCACCATCGAAAACAAGCATTTCGAGGCGACTCTCCGAATCCGCGAGGAGGACTTCCGGCGCGACAAGACCGGGCAGATCCTCATCCGCGCGGCGGAGCTGGCCGACCGAACTCAGGAGCACTGGGCTTCGCTGATCTCCACGCTCATCCTCAACGGAGCAGCCACGGTATGCTACGACGGAGATTATTTCTTCGGCGATGCACATGCCGAGGGCGACAGCGGAACGCAGGACAACAACATCAGCATAGACATCTCCGCGATGGCCACCGGTGTTCACGGGTCTATCACTCTCCCCTCGGTGGGTGAGATGGCTATCTGTATTCTCTCCGGCATCTCGCAGATCCTCGGGTACAAGGATGACCAGGGCGAGCCGTTCAATGACCTTGCCCAGACCTTCACGGTCATGGCCGCCCCGAGCCTGATGGCGCCGTTGCTCGGAGCGTGCAGCAACCAGTTCCTTGCGGCGGGCGAGTCGAATCCGCTCATCGCGGGCAATTTCAAGGTTACCCCAGTGGTCAATTCAAGGCTCACCACGATGGCCTCTCAAATCTGCGTCTTCCGGACCGATGGCCGCGCCAAGCCGTTCATTCGGCAGGAGGAGAAGGCGGTCGAGCTTATCATGCTTGCCGAGGGCAGCGAACACGCCAAGATCAACGGCGAGTATCTGTTCGGGGTCGATACCTGGCGCAATGCCGGTTACGGCCTCTGGCAGCATGCCTGCCTCGTGACGCTGGCCAATTAACCCAAGGGCGGGGGGGAATCGGTTCGGGGCGCCGACCGTCCGGTTCTCTCCCGCTTCCCCGTTAAAATCGAACCATGGAGAAGGATGATGAAGGCGGAGAAGATTGTGGTAACGAATGTGCGCGCGGGGATCCCGGCCGGAATGCGTCTCAGACTATCGGAGAAGCAGGCGGCGGTCCGCAGGCACAACATCAAGGAAATCGACAAGGGAGTGTTCGAGGCGTTGAAGCCGCTGGAGTTCAAGCGCGGAGAGGAATTCGAAATCATCACGGGCGATGACGCCCCGGAACCATCGAAAGCCCTCCGCGCGCAGATTTCGACGCCCGAAGAGGCCGCGAAGAAACCCGCCGCCCCGGCAAAGGATGCGGCCGCAAAGAAACCCGCCGCGGGAAAAGCATCCAAAGAGACGAAGGAATCGGACGAAAATTCCCCAGTCCCCGGATCGAAGATTCTCGACCCGACGGCATAACCATTTTAACCTCGCAACCGGACGGGCTGATACCGTCCGCTGGAATTATGGAATGACGCATGAGCCTTCGGGACGAAATGGCGGACGACCTCGATGCCTTTTTCGACGTGGACGAGTTCGCGGTGGAAGCGACAGTCGCAGGCGCATCGGTATACGGTCTCTTCGACCGGCCGCATGCGGAGACTATCGAGGTCTCCGGATACAGCCCCGCTCTCTACTGCAAGACCAGCGATGTGAACGCGGCGGTAGAGGGGACCGAGGTGACGGTTGACGGGACGGATTACACGGTCGTCGGGATAGAGTTAGACGGCACAGGCGTGACGAAGCTGATCCTCCAGGAGGCATCATGAGACGGATGATATCGTGCAAGGTGCACGCGGAAAACGCGCAAAAATACCTCAACAACATTCCAAACAAGATCGTGCCGGAAGCGGTGAAAGCGGCTTTGAACCGCGCGCTTCAAGCCACGAGAACCCAGACGGTCCGCGATGTATCATCCCTCGTCGGTATCCAGCAGAAGAAAGCGCGGTGGCGGATCCGATTCCAGCGGCGCGACGAGGCAACCACCTCGAACTGGACGGCGAAGATGTTCCTCGTGATCAGCGATATCGCGGTGTCGGCGTTCGGAAAGCCGCGGCAGATGAAGGCCGGGGCGAAGGTAAAAAGTATGTTCTTCCCCGGAAAGTTCGTCGCCACCATGGAGAGCGGTCATACCGGGATTTTCCGGAGAACCGCACGTGCAGCAGATCAGAAAAAACATCAAGCATTGGTCGATCAAATTATGAGTAGGGGTTCCATTATGACTACTAAAAATGGCGAGATAGTCAGAAGGAATCTTACGACGAATAGAGGTGAAAGGGCATTAAGGATGCTAAAGAATGAAGCTCTCCGCAGGCAACTCTCTTACCGCGGGAAGATGAGTACGCTTCCCATCGAAGAACAAAGAATGGAGGTCCGCGCGCAGATCAGCGAAAACGCCTGGCGCGATATCCGGACGGTCGGCATGGATACGTTCATTAAACGGTTCAATCACGAGGTGGCGAGGAGGCTGAAGGTTTGAGCTCGCATGTGAGGAGACAGATCCGCGAGGCGGTGGTGACGGAGTTGAAGAAGATCACCGCATTCTCAAACCGGGTGTACCCCTACCGGACGACGCCGCACCTGACGCTTCCCGATGTGGTGGTGTTCACGCCGGAGGAGAAGATCATCCAGGAGCAGAGTACATTCAGCGCGGATGGAATAATCCAGATGCGGGAGTTGAGCATTGTGATAGCGATTCGAGCGATGGCGGTATGTGATCTAGATGATACGCTCGACAGCTACTGTGTGAGCGTCGAGGAGCACATGGTCGTTGATGACACATTCGGGGGCCTCGTGAAAAATCTTTCTTTAGTGGGGACCACGGTCGAAATCGTTGGGGAATTGGAGAAAAGTATCGGAATCGCGACGCTCACCTATACGGGGATGTGCCGTACTGCGCAAAACGCTCCGGAAACGAGCATACCATGACCCGGCGAAGGGTGGATCAAGCCGGGCGAGGCTGATTGAGATAAATCATAACAAAAGAAAAGAGGCAA